CTAGTTTAGACCCTTTTTGATTTGATTTCAGCACCACTTTGCCCATGTCTGTGCTCAAATCGGCGTACTTGGCGTCCAAATCAGCGATTTCTTTCGGAGTTAGATCCATTTTTGCGGTTCTGCTTCGATTGGAAGGTCATCTTCTGGCGTTCATTGGCCATTTTATCGTTATGAACCTTCAACTCCATCATCTTCTCCACAACGAACTTCTTAAGCTCCGCCTGCAGCTCCTGCATGTTGAACTCGTGCTTTACCGCCAGTTCATGACCCTTCAGGATGTGCCCATGGATGTCCAGATCGTCCTTTTGGGAGGCGATCATCTTCGGAGCCGTATTGATCTTGGCCACCTCAACCTTGGTCTGGTTATCCTGGGTCTTGTCCTGAAGCTGCTTCTGCAGTTGTTGCGTTTGCATAAAGGCAGCCTGAAGCATCTGGGTCAGCTGGGCAACCTGCGGGTTATCTGAGGTAAAGAACCTGCGCCCGTCCTGATACCCGGCAAACCCGAAGATCTCTTTCCCGGCCTCCTGGACGTTAAATCCGGGGATCTGGGCCTTAACAAGGCCGGCATAGGAATTGGACGCCATGATGAACTTCTGAAGCCTCGAGGCCGGGTCGGTAGCCCCCATTCCAACATTCACCCGGACCGTCAGGTCCTTGTTCAGCATGCTATCGGTAATCTGGTTGATGCCGTATTTCTGGTAGAGATTAGCCTTATCTCTCGCTAGAGAAAGGATTACCTCGTCCGTTTCGTACTGCTGCTCGAGCTTGACCAGCAATTGAAGGACCGGCTGAATGAACGTCTCCACGAACGTCCGGAGCATGTATTCGGTCAGTAGCGAGGCCGGGGCCACCATCATCTGCCCGCCACCTACCGTTTCCGCCAGCTTTCCCTTCATGGGGATATTGGCTGGGTTGAAGTTCCCCATTAGCTCGTCGGTTTCTGCGGCCAGACGGTCCTGTTCCTGGAAACTAGAAGCAGTAACGTCAGGCCAATTAACCTCACGAATATCCCCTTCCGGGTCATCAGCCATAGTGTTACTGCCCGGAACATTGCGGGACAGTGACACCACATCGACGTTTCTGTTTCTTTTGACGATCCAGCGCTTATTAAGCACCAGCTTGACGTTATCAAGACGCTGATTCGTAATTTCATTCGTCTCTTCGAATAACTGCTTTCCTAACTCATACATGCTCGATGGCATGCTCTGGTGTGTCTCCAGAATGCAACACCCCATCACATAGTCCCGCTTGCCGTGCCAGGTGCTGATCTCCAGCGGTTGGGGATCGGTCAGAAGTGCCTGATCGCCCAGTGTATAAAACTCCCAATCCTGCCCGCCCCGGCGATGAATATGACGCTGAATCCAAGCAATCGAGTAGTCCTGGATGGGGCGGTTTTCCGTGTCATAGGGGTCATCCCGGTTCTTCTCCCGGACAATCCTGGTGCTATCCGGCATGGCCTGTGTTGCGTTGCGGATAAAACTGTCTGCAGCAGCCCTCCACTCAGGACGGCCGGTCTTGGGGTCTTTCCTGGTCATCCTCTCCTTGATGTCTATCACGTACATCGGCATCAGGTGAATGACATAAGGACTCGTATTAATGGGGTCGGACCAGTCTGCAGCTGGATCAACCCTCAGGTTCTCTACTGGGATTAAATCCACTGCTGGGCGGTCTTCCAGTACCTCTCCCTTGGGGGTCTGCTCGAACTTCCAGTGAACTCGAGCGCAGACAACACCCACCTTCTGTGCGTCCTGAAGGCCCCCTTGGACCACGTGGAACCACTTGATCGACTTCCTGAGCCGGTAGTCCAGGATGATCTTGTTGACCTCGGCGGAGGCCCTTTCCTGCGGATCTGCCTGGTTTTCTGCCTGGACGTCTATGGTGTCGATATTGGAGAAGAATGCCGAAGCCGCTGCCGCCTCGTTCTTTCTCATGATGGCCCTGGGCTTGGGCCGGTAGATTCTAGAGCGTTTTTCGTAAGCCTGGCTCGTGTACTTGCTGTCCTGGCCGTGCTGGCTGTTAAACGCCCTTATCCCGTCTTCCCAGCGCTTCCTGTGATTGGTGTCTATGTATGTGGTGGAGAATAGATAACACTCCCTTGCAAGCGTCATCCAGTCCAGCTGTTCGTCGTTGTCGGCGTCGTCCTCGTTGACCGGCTCTCCCTGCGAACGATCATCATCCCCCGTGGTGGACAATGCCATTTCCAGGGATGCATTAGCCTTTCTGGTCGGATCCTCGATGCTCGGAGGTTCCCTTTCTAGTACGCTCAGTCTATCCTTTCTACCTTGATGTCATCCGAATAGTGTACCCAATAAGGCTCAAATCTGTTCGGCAGGTAAGTCTCGAACTTGTGCCACCCCTCTTCAATCACATAACTCTCTGCGTCAACCTCTAGGGTTTTTCCTTCCGGATAGTAGACCCTGTACTTCACTCGGATAGGAGCAGGATTATATGGTGGATAGGGATAGGCAATCCACCCCATCACATAGTCCCGCTTGCCGTGCCAGGTGCTGATCATCAATGTGCTCCGTGCTTGTCTATTACCGAGTGAAACTGCCCATCCCAGCGTCCCCTCTTCTGCCCGGTGCGCTCGAGTAGCTCCCCACCGGACATGATCGCGTGCTTCTTCATGGCGCTCGAGCTGTACCGCTCCGCATCATCCAGGATCATCCCATAGTTACCCTGGACAGACATCAGTTTCACGATAATCGCCCTGCCCTGAAAAAGCACCGCCCACAAGTGGTCTGGATAAGCCTCCATCAGGGCATCTCCGACAAGCTTACATGCCTCGATCTCCTTGAGGTCGTCACAGCTTGTGATCTCCACCGGGGCGTTGAGCCTATCCTCCACCGCCGCCCCCGACGGGGACATAGAATCCCCTGTTAGTGCTGTCCGTTGACTGCTTCTTCTCTCCGGAGCTGAACTCGTAGACGATGCTCCTGACCGCCCACTGATCGCCCCAGTCCTGGATGACCATCTGACGCCAGCTTAGCTGCCGCGTGGTTACTGCCTTACCTAGAGATACTGGAACGGTCATGTTTTATGTAAATTCCGGCTCGACATACTCATTGCTTCCGACAGACGGCACCACTGGATCCAGGTCATATATCCGGCTTACCGCGTCCACCAAGTCCTTTTTCCCGGCCAGCGGGAAGTAGTGCAATTCTAACTTAAAATCCTCTGTCAAGTCATACGCTCCGTCGTTGCCCTTCCTTATGATCCGTTGTGCAACGCGGTGGCCGAATCCCTCGTCGTTTGCCTTGCGCTGAAAGCTCGTCAGGTTCTTTGGGTCGGTCTTGTAGGGGATGAAGAACCGATGGTTACGTAGGTCCGGAGTGAGTCTTTGTACTCTGTCCACCTTACTGGCATTCCCGTCTCTTGGCCAATCCAGCTCTTCAATCTCGAAGGAAAGTCTGTCGATTCGTTGCCGCTCATGAAAATAATCCAGATCGGCCTGCGCCCCGAACTTCTCATATCCGACCCTCACCCCCTGAACTCCGCTCGCCTGACTCCATTTGACGTACAGGTGCTTCAGCGCCGCCCAGCGCTCTGACAGGTCCATCTTGTGCCGGAACCCGTCCAGTAGATACTTATTGCCGGCATAATCCATTCCAATGACGGCATACGCACTGTTATCTGAATCGCTCTTCTTGCTCCTGGCCGGATCCACCAGGATATAAACCATAAGGGTCTCAGGCCTGACTTCGTAGACTCGCAGGTCTGAGATATCGAACATCCTACGAGTCCCCGCCAGAGGATTTTGTAACATCTGGCAAGAGATCGTCGCTTCACCTTGATCCCTTACCTTCTGATCCCATACTTCCTGTGGGAACAATACCGGTTTCCCGGTAATCAGTCCGTCATGCGTAGCAGGGTAAATCCTTGGCTTGACTGCTCGCCGCTTGATGATTTCTTCGTATGTGTCAGCGAAAGAGTAACGGGTGCCAATGTGCCAGCATCGTCCGCCGACAGTTCCAAGGTTATCCGATAGTTCCCAGGCTTCAGTTGTCTTTTGGACCTGTTCCGGAGTGCTAACGCTAGCAGGGACAACAACGTCGTCATACACTCTAAGTGCAAAGTGTTTGGATACTGGTTGACCATCAACGAGTCCGTGAGCCTCAACAGTGGACTCTTTCGCGTTGGATCTGCGCTTGACCGTGATCCCACTATCTAGGCTCCAGTTTGGTGCGTCTTTCCATGGGTTTTCGTACAGGATGTCCGGAAAGACCTGCTTCAGGGCTTCGTTGCTCTCGAGCTCTCTTTTGATTTGCCGCAAGAAGCTTTTGGCGATTGGCGATGTATGACTGAAGATCCCTATCGTTATCTCGGGATTCCTTAGAATCTCCTGAATTACGCCGGCGTACGTGATTATCGTTGATTTGTAGTGTTCCCTAGCCCACAAGTCGATGTACCCATCAGGATTCTTTTCAGCCTCTCTGCACCTGTCGTAGAGCCAAGGATGGAGTAAATCAGTTCGCTTAAAGATCCTGACCAGCAGGTAGTAGCGGTCTTCCAGTGCCAGCGCCCGCACTCCGGACAGGCAAGTACCGGCTCCATCAATCCTGTCCCACTCATCTAGCAGCTCCCGCAGTGGCAGGTCATGTAGCCTCATCCAATCGCCGGATCTTCCA